GCCTGTGCGGCGTTGTCGGAGTATTGCGACTTGGGATCGACAATGGTTTTCAGTTCATCGAAGCTGTCGATGAGCTGAGAGAGTTCGCCGTCCTGCGGGAACACCCAACGCCGGGTGAAATCCGGGTCGGTGCGCTGGATTGGTGCGAAGCGTCCCGCCGGAGCCTTGAGCTGCACCGCGCCGATCTGGTTGACCGGCGATGCCATCTTGCCGACATGGAAGCCCTCGCGAACCTTGCCGCGAAGTTTCGACCCCATCTGCTGGAGCTTAAGCTCAAGAACAGTCGAGAACTGGGTCGTGTAAAGCTGATATAGACCGTCAGTAGCCACGGAAAGACTCCACAATCAAAGTGATCGCTTGGAGACCGTATCCGGGAACCGGGGGTCGTGTGACTTATCAGCGGCCCAATAGGGTGTGCGCCTTATGTCAGTACGCTATTTCCTATATCTTTACTCGACTGTCAAGAGATTTATTGCACTCCATAAGCAATGGCGTGAAGATTTTCCATTTCCTTCTTTTCAGCCATGCCGCCAGCAAGATAACGGGCCGTATAGGAACTGTCCGCCTTGAGTTCACTTAGACGGGCGAGAGCGGTTTCTTTGGTGTAGTAAGTATTTCCCGAAGGGCCACCACCACCGACGAAGTTATCTTCGCCAAGTTTCTTTCCGACTGCCAAAAGGAGTTGCATTGTTTCGGCCTTGCCGGTGGCTTCACCGAGTTTCTGGATTGCGGCAGTCATTTTCGCCTGGTCCAGTCCAGCCTCTTTCATCAGGGCTTCGTAGCCACGGTCGGCAATGACCTTGTAGGCTTCGTAGTTCGGACCCCATGATTGCTTGAGCTGCTCAAGGGCCTTGGTGGCCGCAGCGGCTTCGTCTGCCGTAGATGCGGACTTTGTGTCGTCGAGGCGCTTGATCGTGTTCTCAGCGAGCTTCTGGGCCGCCTGAGGGGATAGTTTGAGTTCGGTTGCCTGCGATCGGATGAAGTCCTTGGTCGCGTCGTCAACGTCGGTTCCGTCCGCGTGCTTCAATCCTTCGAGTTTGTAGTCGTCGGCATTCTTTGAGTAACCCAATCGTTCATACACCGCGTCCCATTCCTCGGGAGGAGCATCGGCCTTCGGGAGCTTGAGGAGCTGTTCCTTGGGAACGCCGATATAGGCTTGGGCTTCCTTGTGCGCCTTGGCGGTTTCGAGGAACGCGGCCACCGGGTCCTTGTCAGCCAGGCCCCTTGACGTGATGTAGCTCTGCGCGTCGGCGTCGAGACCGGAATACCACTTGTCGGCAGGCGGCGCGGCAGGAGCCGGTGCGGGTGTCGGTTCGATTACTTCACTCATTGTCATCCCCCTCTTCGTATTTCACGACCACGGCGGAATCGCCGAGCCGTCGTTGCATCAATTCCTCGACTGTGAGATTCTTCTGGGCCTCAATCCGAAGCCAGACCTCCCTCCGCCCTTCTAGAACAGCGTGAAGTCTCGGGTCTGCGTGGAAGCAGGTTTCGTTGGCTCGGCAGAACCTCGAAAGGTCATTGAGGACCGTTTCCCCGGATGCGCCGGAGAACGCCATCAGGTACGCCTTCTGGAGTTCGGCGGTATTGTCGAACAGGGCTTTAGCCTGATCTTCTGTGATTGGCTTAGGCACTCTTCGCCGCACGCGCTGCCTGAGCCGGATTCTGCCAGTCCCAATACCCGTTCCCGCTTTGGGCCGGGTGGTTGGTTCCGTCCCTCGAAACATAATCAGGAGCATTGGCCTTGAACGGAACGCCCGTAAGCTCCGTGGGAGCGGCGGTGGGAAGGAATATCGTAAGGGTCAGTCCGTCCCCAAGGTTGTTGGTCACCAGAGCCGCGTAGGGGCCGTCGAACCTCTGTCCATACCCTTCCGTATATCCGATCCTCTGCATGAAGCGTGGATTGTAATAGTCCACAAACGTTCCGATCCGGGGCTTACCCGGCACATGATCGACCATTTACTGTCCCCCAGCTTGTTGTGGAATCGGCTGTCCGGCTCCCGGCTGTTGCGGGACGCCATTTTTCTGAAGCGTGGCCTGCGCTTTCACCATCGCCGCCTGAGCCGGTAGCGATTGAATCTGCTGCTGCTGTGCCGCCTGCTGGGCGCGGGCCTTGCGAACCTTTTGAATTGTCTGATCGTCATTAAGCCATCTCTCGGGGACAGCCTGGATCATCGCAATCTCGCGAACTGCAACGTCGAAGTTGAACACGTCGAGAACCGATGGGTCCTGTGTCGCGTTCACGATCTCGATGACGCTCTGTTGAGTTCTCTGGAAACCCGCTACATCCTGCGCCCGCTGCGCCCTGGCGAGAGGGGAAGTGTAGACGACGTTATATTCGCCCTGCGCTTCCCGGATCACGTCGGGCATGGGCGGGAACTTCTTCATGCGCGAAAGAAGGTCCAGTTCCCTATGAATCATCGGGCCGAGGTATTCGGACTGCTGCCTGCCCACGGTCGGGGCAATCAGGATGCCCTTCTCGTTGGTTCGCTCGATAACCTCGGTCGCGGTCATCTGGGGGGTCTCAGTCAAAATCTGGAACAGGGTAACGAGGAAGGCGTCGTTAATTAACGCTCTTTCCTCGTCCATCATCTCCTTGGTGACCTGAATCTGCCCGGTCGGAAGGATGCCGATCAGGGGCTTCCCGTCCGCGCTCATCCCGCCCTTGTTCACCGCGCCGGGTTTCATGGTCGGATCGATAAGCCCGTCATCGTAGGTGAGGAGGGTCGGGTCCGCTGCCCTGTGCCCCACTTTCAGGAAGGTTGTCTTTTCTGCGTTCAGGGTTTTTAGCGCAGGAAGGACTTCCATCGCCGGGGACCGGCCATAGGTCTCCATCGGCGTCTGGATATACCGTCCTACCGCATATGGAAAAGAACGGTAACCACCTTCTGAAAGTAAAGCGCGGCCCTGAATAGAGATATACTGAGACGAATAGGGCATTCCCTTAACGCCCCACGCACCTTCCTCGTAATCAGTCTGAGGCTGGACACAATGGAGGAAGTCATACATCTGCTCCGACTTCTGTTCCATTGCTGCCAGCAACATAGCTGGAATACGATCACCGAATTTTTGATAGGCTTGTCTTGGCGTCATCTTGAACCAGCGGATCACTTTGTCCACTCGCCCTTGATGATTCTCGCTAATGAACAATTCCCCGATGGGAATGTTCTTATAGCGTAGCTTATTTATTGGGCGGTTCCAGTCATCGACCGCCTGATCGATGAATAAACCTCCGGTTCCGAAAGCGCCCAAGCTTCTGTATACTCGCTGATTACCTGCCGTGAAGTTGGCAATAGCGTCGTATCGCTCCTGAAATAGTATCTTGGTTACTGCCTCATACCACAAACGTGCATCGCGATTAGCCATGATCTCCGGATGATCGGAGGCCAACTGGTGCCAGATTTGGTTACGGGGAGTAAGAAGGCTGTCCAGAATCGCAGAAAAACGCCCGAGGGCCATCATGCCCGTTGCGTCCACCTGACGGTCGGTCTTCTTCTGTCCCGGCCAGTTGTAATTTCCGTAGTAGAAGGTATTTCGTGAGGCTGGATCGATCAGCTCCGCGATCTCTTCCCAGTGGGCTGCGGTGGTGGACCGCCACAGGTTCATTTGCCCGAACTCCTGGAGCCGGGTCGTTACGATCTCGTCTTCGTATCCTGATTGTGCCGGTGCAGAAAGTTTCTCTTCGTGCAGCCGGACCAGCTCACCCACCGATCACTCCCGCCCCCATCAGCGCCTGAAGCGCCATTCCCCCTGTGTTCCCAACCCCGGAGACTCCAGATAGACCCAATGCCCCAAAGGAACCGGGCTGCTGATTGGCCGCGAGCAGTGCCCGTTTACGCCTGTCCATGATCTCGTCCTGGACTTGTTCCTGAAGATCGCCGCCAAGTCCCAAGTCAATTCCCGCCTGTCCAAAGGCATTCGGATTAGTAGGAACTATAGGATTGGGGGTCGCCACGCTGTTAATCTACCACTACTTTGCGTAGTGTGGCAAGTAATTCTTCAATCTCCAGTGAAGGGGTCTATGTCTACCCCATGCGCCATGTAAACTCCGTCATGTGTCTGGGAGTTTTTCCTTGCGAAGTCTTTCCAATGCTGCCCGCCCAAAGACCCCATAGGTATTCCGCCGACGCAAAATCTTTTCGCCATCATCACAAGTATTCGTGTGGCAGACATGAGATCGTCGTGAATCTTGACGATATCCCCCTTTTCGTCGCGGTGATAACTTACGAACTCTTCCCACCATTCGAGAAGATGGCTACAGACCTTCAATCTTCCCGAAGTAAATCTCTGCATCATTTCCATGATCCCGGCCTCGGTCGAATATCCTCCGGTCGGAAACGTGGCGTGGGTTGCGAACATCCTGAGGCCGTGGGCCTTATAGAGTCCCGCAGTAGTCTCCGGGGAATCGTCGGAGGCTCTTCGGTGGCCGTCGTGGGGCCAGAATACGGGTGCTCCGGCACAGATGCGTTTCATTGCATCCGCGTGCTGAATGGGCATCATGTTCTTTAGCTGGAGCGCGTGGGCTATGTAGATGATGTCGGTGATTGGGTCGTAAAATCCCAGTACCGCTGCGAAGGGATGGCTAAATTTACGGCTTGACCCTCCCATTCCGCCAAAATCGACACCCCATCCCAGCCGCCAGTGGCCAAGAGGTTCGGGGATTGGAGGAACCTCGATAGTCTCTCGCTGGATCGGGAAGATAGCGCCAGACCCCATGATTGGCCTTCCAGACCTTCTGGCCGCTTGTTCGTGTAGTGGGAACGAGGAGATTTGGCTTTCATACTCTTCCTCCGTTAAGTGCCCGTTCGGATCGGAGAGAATGTCGTCCCCGGTCATGTTGACGAACCCCTTGTTGGGATCGTCGCCACGGGCAAAGGACTGATACAGCTCCGTCTCGCCCTGAAGCGGGGTGAAGGTGATGATTATCGAACCCTTTGTAGCAATCCCACGGGCCTGACATTCGGTGTAAATCTTCATGTCGTCCGGCTCTTCATCGAGCCAGATAAAGTCCACCGAGTCCGCCTGGAACTTCTGCCACCCCTGTTCGTAGGACTTGAAGGCGAGTGTGGAGTATCCGCCTGTAACGTGCTTAATTGCTATCGAAGCGAAGGCCCCCGTGGTCCCTCTTCCCAGTACGGGGTCTGTGTCTATGCAGGATTTCGGGATATATCCGGTTCCCAAGGTTCCGGGAGTATTGGGCTTTCCGCAGAGCTTGAGTTGGTTGATGTTCATGGTCTTATCGGCGGTTAAGCCGCAGGCCCAAGCCAGAACGGGCCGTTCGTATCGAAGCCCGTCCCACCAGTCGGGATAGAGCCCGGTCAAATGGCAGGCGGTTTCAAATGCCCCCGCTTCGGATTTGCCCAACTGGTTTCCGGCGTTGAGCATCCGTTCGCGTTTGGTAGCCCCTAGCGAGAAGAACTCCTTTTGCTTGGCGTAAGGAGTGAACTGATGAAGCCTGTTGTATTTCTTGAACTCTACCGCAGCGGCAAGAGTACGGTGAAGATTTTCTACCCGAGGGTCAGGAGTCATCTTCGACCTCAGTAAACTCGGCCTCGACGATCCCCGCCGACTTGATCAGCTGTTCCGGGTTCAGGCCAAGCTCAATCGCCATCGCCCTGATCTGCCGTATCTGTTCCCTGGTATCGGTCGAGACGTGCTCCACGACGATCCTCTGCTCGGCGCTAAACCCATTCATGGCGGCAAGCTCTTTCGCCGCCTTGTAACTATCCCGGTGTTCCTTATCCTGGGCGATCTCGATAAGTCGCTTGACCCCTATCAGGACACCGCCAGCTAATTGCTTGGCCGACTCCTCGTGAATAGCCGCAAGTATGCGCTCATCGCGCATGAGCTTGTAGCCGTTCCACTGACTAAACCCGACATCAGTTGCAGCCTTCGCCGCAGCTTTCTTTGTCGGGCCAAGTTCCATCAGTCTTAAAACGAACGCCCTCTGCTGGTCCGAAAGACTAGCCAGAGCCTTTCCGTCGTGTGAACGGTCGTCTTTTACTGTAAGATCATTCCCCACCAGCGAACTATATTCCAAGAATTGTCGGAAGTAAATGCCGTATTGCTCAACTAATACAGAGATTTAGGGGCAGACCACTTTTTCAGAAGGTCCGCTATTTTTGGAGACGCCGGATAGATTGGTTGATTGCACAACACCCCTCGCTCGAAATCTTGGGGGTGCCCCGGCCCATACCCCCGGTCTATTCGGGTTCGGTCAGCTTCGGTCGCATTGCATGTGTATGGTCGCGGCCTGGCGGCATGTGTGGTCAACTCAGGCGAGGATGGTCAGTGATGGCATGATTGCGGTGTGCATTACTACGCCACGCGGAGGAACATTGTGCCGCTCAAGTATCGCGTGTGTTTGCTGATCGTGTGAGGGTGCGGGAAATGAGTTGCTTCGATCACCTCCCGACGTGTGTTCAGCTCTCTGCAATCATCGATGTTGACAGGAACATTGTTCCTCCTTATGTGTTGTGCTTCCACTAACGGATCAATGATCCACCTGTCGAGGGAGAACGAAGATGCTTACTCACATGAAAGCTTATGTAACCAGTGATGGTGAGATACTAGCAGAGTATCCTATCCGCGGTGAGGACACACTAGAGGCTGACCACTACGCTCGGCGCTATGCAGCCGAAGCTTATGGCGCGACTGTGGAGCAGTGCTGCAATCGCGACCGGCATTACGTTCCTAGCGGCGGCGACTTCCGCGTTACAGTGGCAGAGACCAGCGATGGACCGTTCGGCGCCGTTTGCTGGCAGTCACGCAACTACTTCTTAGACTAACTCCCCAAGAGGCTGCGGAGTGCGACCCCAGCCCGACGATGACATCAGCCGAGTATAGCGTGAAACGGCCTCATTGGCCACCATACCATGGGAGAATAGGAAATGAATGGCAAGCTAACTCTTTATCTCGACCAGTACGGCAACAAGTGGTTTGCGCGCACTGTGAGGGATTTGCGGGAGCAGATTGGCGGCAAGGTCTCGAAGATGTACGTTGACACCAAGGACGGACGGACGATGCATATTGGCTACGTTGTCGGCCGGCACTGGTGTGAGGCGTTCACCCCTATCCGCATTCCAGCATAACACCAACGGCGCTTTGTGCCACCTGAGAAAGGGAGAATATCATGGCCAAATACAACGGACATCGCAGCTGGAACGCTTGGAACGTTTCGCTCTGGATCAACAACGACGAGGGGCTCTATCGCCGCGCCGTCGAGCTTGCTGAACAATATGGCATCGGCAAAGGCGCCAGGATCATGTTTCGCGAGCTTGAGGGCGAACGGACGCCTGACGGAGCAATCTATAATCTGACGTGCGTTCGCGAAGCGATGCGTGAGATAGTCTGACGCGATCTGGCGGCATGGTGTGAACATGCCGCCTAACCGCATCAGCGGAAAACCACGGAGCATTGCTCCACCGGACACGGGAGAATGTAATGTCGAGAACAATCGAATATCTGATCGTCCTAGCGCTCGGATTGGCGCTGGTCGCCTTCGTCGTGTCGCCGTTGATCCACGCGACTGCGAACTCTCTCTCCGCCTCTGCCGAGATGATCCGCCATGCAACACATCAGTAAGGCCGAGCTGAGCGCTCAGAAAGCGCTTATCAAAGCCTGTAGCGAGGCTGGTGTTGGGATTGATGGGTTGGAGGGAATGGAGCGATTCACGTTCGTTCCTCCGCCTTCGTCGGCGCGCGACAGGGAGGCGTTGAGCGAATACGCCAAGCCATCCAAACGGCAAAGCTTCAGGCCCAAGTGCCGCAATCACGAGTGCATCTGCCACAAGAGCCGGTGGTTTAGACATTGCGCCCTGATGAGCGGCACTGGCGACTATCACATCCGCATGGCTGGCGATCCCGTGGAGCTTACCGAAGCCAGGTCGGCTTATGCAGAGGGAAACCCTGCGCCGCTGCGCGAATGGCTGCGCGACAACAAGACACTCTTTACGGGAACAATGACCCCCTGTAGTAAGCGAAGGATGACGCCCGAGACGTTCAAGGCCATCAGGGTTCGAGCGGGCCTCTCGCAGTCTCAGCTTGCGGACGTTCTGCGCCTCAGCGACAAGCGCACCATTCGCTACTGGGAAGCGGGCGAACGCCAGATCAGCGGGCCAGTTTCCCTCCTCATGGAATTGCTGGACAAGGGGCTGCTCAAAGGCAACCTGATAGGGATATCCAGCCATAAGTGATCTATGCCGAAAAACGGCGGAAAAGTCAACGAATATGCCCGGTCGAGGCAAGTAAAAACACCACGTAAATCGAACACAAAATGCAACCGGCTGTGAAGTTGATAATTCCCCACAAATAGTTGACGCCCAGGCGCTTGAAGATGTTCATGCGCTTACCTTCTTGCCTTCTGGCGTATATCTCACCTTCGATCCCATACTCTCTAGGTATTGATTCAACTCTGCCCAATCCTTTGCCTTGAAATCCCTTCGGTTACGGTCGGCAATGTGGGTTTTGTAGCTGGGCTCGAATTGATCTATCCGGTGGAATGTCTCTTTCCTCGCCTGCAATCGCCTCTCCGTCTCGGCAATGATCGTGGGAACGATCTTGGATGGATGGTCAGCAGTCTTCCTTGCGGCCTCGCAGCCAAGCTTGAGCAGATCGGCGGGCAAATGCCCCACCGTACCCCATGCAACAGCTAACCAGTCTCGCTTCGCTTCCTCAGTCATTCCAGCAGGGGCAACCAGGGCTAGGCAGGCCGTCAGCTCGTTTCGGAAATCCTCAGTGCTCGCCGGAGCCAAATACGGCGAGGGCGGCTCGTGCCGTGGAGCTAATGCCATCGGCGGGTTGATGTCTTCCCAGGCTGTTGGTTCGTCGCTCATTCACTCCGACTCCAAAAATGCGGGTGTTCAGCACCCAAGTTGACCAAGCCTTTTGCCAATCCACGAACTTGTCGCCCTTCTTGCCGTGCTGGGCACGGAACTTCTCAAGCTGGACGCCGAACTCACCTGGGGGCCAACCGTCGATCACCTTGCGGCTCTCGCTGCCAACGGAGAACTCAACCGGCTCCCAATCGTCCGGAAGCGCGTGCGCGGTTGTTATTGGTGATGGTTTTTTATGGTTCTTTGATGGTTTGGGTGCAGCGGCTGCGGGGGTGGGGTGCAATCCTTGCGGGGGTTGGTGCAACGGCTGCACCGGTGAATCCTCTGCGGGGGTGCAGTCTCTGCGGGGTGCAGCGGCTGCGGGGGTTCCGAACATAACGATCGGGTGGACAAGGTATCTGCACCCTTTGCCCGCGATCTCTTTGCGTCCCAGGTGCCCGCGCTGTTCAAGCGAGCGAATACAGCACTGAACCGTGCGCTCGCTCTTGGTGCATTTGCGCGCCAGCGTGGATATAGAAGGCCAGCAAACCCCTTCATCGTCGGCACAGTCGGCAAGCGCCAGTAGAACCAGCTTCTCGCTGTCTGGGAGCGTCAGCTCCCACACCAGAGACATCATGCGGATGCTCACGGCTCACCCATGACCTGGTGAAGCATCCTTCGGTAAGCACAGACGCTCCCGATGGTGGTATCCATGAGCCACGCGATTTCATCTAATGGCGTGTCGTTCTCCTCATGCGCGGCAAACTCGTATAATGCCTTTGCGAGCTGGTTTTCGGTTGGCCTGCGGTCGGCTAGGTAGAAGTAGCTCACTTGCGCCGCCTTTCGACCAATAGGCGGTCCAGAAGCTCAAGCTCCTCACGCCTGTTCTGGAACAGCGCCTCGCCATCCATTTCACTGATGAGCCTGCGGAGCTGCTGCATTCTTCCGTGCAGCGCCCAAGGGCTGCGCTGAAGCTCTCTCGCGAGTTCCTTGGTGCAAATGCCCTCAAGCCGCTTCCTGACGAGGAATTGATCCTCTTCTGGCTCCCATGGCCAGTGCGATCTCCACAGAGGCGCGTTCACTTTCCTGCCTCGCAGCGCTCGGGGGTGGCTCCGAAGCTCATCAGAACTCTTCCACTTTCCAGCCGCCGCCATGATTCTTCGGAAGCGCCTGGACAGCCTTGAACCGGAATGGATATTGCTCGGCGGCGATCTTGATTTTTGCCCTGGCATCGTCGCGCCAGAAGCCTTTGACTTCGTGGCACTCCATGACGTGATCGCTTGCCAGAACAGCGAAATCCGGCGTATAAAACGTATTGTCAGCGAGCCGAAGTTTTAGGCCTTCGAAGCGATACCACAGTATATCCCCGAGGGTCTGAGCATCGCGCAGATCGCGAGCGTAGGCTTCCTCGGTCTTGTTCATCGCGCCGGTTTTCAGGCGACCGAGCGCGTAGAACTTGGGCGGACTCATACCCCCAGCTTCAGTTCGCGTTGCCTTGCGCGAAATGCCTTCTCTGCTTCGTCGAGATTGAAAATCAGGCGGTCGTTGAGTTCCGGCCACTTGGCTACGGCTTTGAGCCAGCAGCTCATGGGCATTTCAGCGCCGCCAGATATGTATTGGTGGATCGACTGCGGCTCGCGCTCGATCTCTTTCGCTATGATTTTAAGGGTGAGCTTGTTGGCGTTCTTGAAGTGCAACAGCGCAACAGCCATCGCCTCCTGAATCGCGTCACAGTCATAATCAAGAAAAATTGAATCGGGCATCGTTATAGGCCCGCAACATGATTGGCGTTGTCAGCTTTCGGGGCCGTCGCAGCCTCCCGCCCCCGCTTGGCGGTCCCGAACCCTTGTGGCAAATACGGAAAGTCGCCAAGCTCGCCATCAGCAAGCGGGCCGTGGTCGATCCACGTCCGCACGCGCATGTAAACGCCAGAGCCGAGAAGGGTGGCGAACAGGATCAGTGCGATGATTCCCCCCGCCATGCCGGGTCAGCACTCGGACGCGAAAGATTGAGCCCGAGCGACGGGCTCGGCGCCACTCGGGCTCTGCGTGCCGCCGGGAACCCGGTGAAACCGGCGGCTGCGCGATATGAAAGGATTAACCGTGCCTGCTAGGGATTCGGTTAGGGATTTCGGGCTTTCACTGTCCGCTGCTCGGCGTGGGAGGAGCGTGTGGACAGACCGGAATTTGTCGAGGAACCTTGCGAATTTATCATCAGAAGCGGGATCGTTATCGCCAGCTATGCGGACGGATCGAAACGAGCCTTCGCTCTCAATGTGTTTCGGATTTGCATTGCCAGAGCGCTCAGGGCGCTTGAGGAATATGATGCACGAGAAGCCACGATCATCGCTTTCCCAAATGGCAGCTAGCGAAGTCACGCGGCACGCTTCGCGGCGGCTGCGATAAGCTCGTCGGACGTAGCGTGGCCAGCGCCGATCAGTGCCGCCCAATATTCGGAGGGAATGCTGTCGCGTTGCCCCCACGAGCTAACCGTGGAGACGGGCTTTCCAGTGATCGCGCAGACCGTGTTTATGCCAGCGCTTCGGATAATCTCACTATGAGTGCGCATACCCCTATTATGCATAACGCGTTATCAGACGCAAGCGCCTTTTGCATAATGGAACGCTTTATGTGGTCGGGCATGGACGATCCCGCCGCCCGTCTCCGAATTGCGCGTCTGAGAGCTGGCTACGAAACCGGCAAGCAAGCCGCAGAGGCTTTGGGATTTCCGGTGTCCACCTACTTGTCCCACGAAAACGGCAGCCGTGGAATCAGCGCAAAGAAGGCGTTCACCTACGCCCGCAAATACAAGGTGCGAGAGCAATGGCTGCTCTACGGCGTGGGAGAAGCGCCAGGAACAGAGAACAAGACCGAAACCGCCGAAATCGTGGACCTCGTGGAACACCTTCCGCCGATCCGAAGGGCTGAAGCGCTCCGTATTCTCAGGGTGTTGGCGGGCGAATGATCGCCATAGCGCTAGCGCTTGCGGCGTCCGACGTTGCCTCCGCTGAACTAGCGATGATGCGGTGCTTCTACGGCCAAGGCTATGAGCTTGACGACCATATTTCTAGTGCGGCGGTGGTGGCTCAAGGCGTGGTGAGTGCGTGCGGCTCGGAGGTTACGGATTGGAAATTCGACCTTCAGGCCCAAATGACTCCGCCCGATCTTGGAATCTTCTATCGCCATGTGGATGACGCGGCCCAGAGCAAGGCTACGGAAGTGGTGCTTCGCCTCCGGGCAGCGAGAAGGGAAACACAAAAAGCCCCAAAATAATGCAAAATGCGTTTGACAAGCCGTAACGCATAATGCATAACACCTCCATCGCAAGAGCAGATGGAGTGAACGATGGCGAAACAGCCGGAATATCCAAAGCACATCGCGGCAGTCCGCTTGAACGCAGCTCTCAGGGTCCGTCCCTACACAGAGACGCAGGGCTTCCGTTATTACCTTGCTGGCGTTCATATCGAGCCGTCCCCCGACGGCGGCGTTATCTGCGCTGCCACAGACGGCCATCGCCTCGGCGTAAGGCGCGATCCTGAAGGTCTTTGTTTCACCCCGGCCATCGTCAAACTATCGCCGCTATTGAAATCGTCCAAGAAGCCCAAGTGGCTGATCGTGACGCTTACCGGCGAGACAATGGGGTATGTGTCGGTCGTTCCTGTTCAACAGGACGATACGCCGGAAGCTGCTATCGAGCGCGTTGAGCAAGCCGAGCTTAGGATTGGGGACGCCATAATCAGCGGCGAGTTCCCGAACTGGCGGCGCGTTATCCCAACTTCAACCGGCGTCACGCGCTCTTTCAACGCCAAATATTTCGCCTCTTTTGGTGAGCATATCAGCATCAGCGGAAGCGACGGATCATCTCCGCACTTAGTCCGCGATGCCGCCGATCCCGAGTTCTTCGGTGTCCTTATGCCAATGCGCGCCGACGAGCCGAAGGTTCCTAGCTGGGCCGCGACCGTAAAAGTCGCAGAAGCAGCATGACGCGCCCCTCTCACCTTCGCATTGTCGCCTCTGGTGACGATTGGGCGACTGAGCTTCGCCAGCTTCAGGAAGATAACCTTCGCCGGTTCGAGGCTGCGCGTGTCGATGGCATCATGGAGGATATCCGCCGCAAGGTGGAGAAACGTGAGGCTCACACCCGCGTCATCCTCCGCAAGGTAGGCTTTCTCGCTGCCAACTGGTTTGCGGCAAGTCTGGTGACGTGCTGCGTGCTTTACGTGCTGTCGGAGTTCGCACGGTGAAGGCGCGTCTGAAAACGTTCGCCGCCTACGCAATTTCGGAGGACTTCATGACGCTGGCTCGGCTGGCTCTCAGCGGCAAGCCGCATGATGTAACTCTGTTTCTGAATAAAGCGGCCCGACGTGTCCGCGAGACGGACCCGGCGGCCAGCGAAAAGCTGTCGGCGATGGTGCGGGCTGCCACAAGCCGCAGCTCGGCATTGCGCCGGGAAGCAGGCGTTCCCGTTCCAGTCGATGCTGATTCCCGGCTCAATTTGCTCCGGATTGAACATTCCACCGATGCGGCGAAGCCAGTTCTTACCCGTGAGGTCGAAGCCCAGATCGTCGGCCTCGTCCGTGAACGCCAGAGTCTGGACCGGCTGGTCGCGTCGGGCATTTTGCCGACACGTTCGGCGCTGTTTGTCGGCGCCCCTGGCGTAGGGAAAACCATGTCGGCAAGGTGGATCGCGAGCGAACTCGATCTACCGCTCTTGATCCTAGACCTATCGGCAGTGATGAGCAGCTACCTTGGGCGGACCGGCAACAATGTTCGCGCGGTTCTCGACTACGCGAAGCGCCAAGACTGCATTCTCCTGCTGGATGAATTCGATGCGATCGCAAAGCGGCGCGACGACGCGACCGAAATTGGCGAACTGAAGCGCCTCGTCACTGTCCTGCTTCAGGAAATTGATGAATGGCCCACAAACGGAATCCTCCTTGCCGCGACCAATCATCCCGAGCTTCTCGATCCGGCAATCTGGCGACGGTTCGACATGCTCGTCGAATTTCCCAAGCCTCGGCGGGAAGAAGTCGCGTCGGCGATCCGCTCCTTCTTCGGGTTAGAGAGCGACGCTGCTGGCGAATGGGCGGATGTACTCTCGATCCTGCTCGACAACACGAGCTTCGGTGAAATCGAGAAGCGCGTCAGCAGCCTTCGCCGGGCAAGCGTCCTCGACGAAGTTCCGCTGGACGACGAAATCCAGCGCTTCATTCGGGCGCGGGTTGCCGATCTCCCCCACTCAGAACTCATGTCGCTCGCCGAGCGGCTGGCTGCGGTTCCCGGCATATCGCAACGCGCCGCGTCCGAGATCACCGGGGTCAGCCGAATGACCATCAGGAAACGCGCTCAGCAGGAAAGCCAAAGCCATGGTTGAACGGCGAAATTTCCTCCTTGGAAAAGGAGAACGGCTGACGGAGCCAGTGGTCCCCTCCGGCCGGAAGGTCGACCGAGCGCCGCCATATACGTTCGCCGAGGCGCGCACGCGGCTTCGGCCGATGTTCGAGCATGCGATCACCGAGATGAACCGCGTGCCCGAGTCAGCGCGCCCGGGCGGACAGGTGGTCGGCGGGCTGACACTCAATCCGGTGATCCTCGTTTGG